CCCAGTTAGGCTTGCTGTCGGCGGCGTTGGGGTCGCCGTTGATGTCCGTCGCGAGAGTCGTCAGATAGTCGCCGGTGCCGTCTATCCCGGCCATGCGGTCAACGACGGCGTCGATGATCTTTTGCTCTCGTGAATCGGCCATTTAGGTTTTCAAATAAACGACCGAGCTTCCCTGCCCGATCTTGCTGATCTTCTCGACCGTGTAATCGGTCCCGTCGATCGTCACCGTCATTTTGTTGCGAACGTCGGCGATCTTGCTCGTGCGGCAGACGAATGTCGGCCGCTGGGCCTCGATCTCTACATTGCCAAAGAGCACGACCGCGTCGCTGGCGTCGGTGAAATGGCCGTTGACGCAGATCGAGGAATTTGCCGTGAGGGCGAATTCGGCACAAGTGCTGAATGTCTCGTCCTCAAATATGGCGTCCAGATCGTCATCGAGTGTCGGCATTTTTTGTATGCGGGCACCGCATTAGAGCGATACCCGCTGCATGAATCCCGCGGCCCTTCTATCGCTGCGTTGTCTTGATAGTGATCTCCCACATCGGACGCGTAACGGCACCCGCGAGTGTGGCCGCCGAAGTCGCACGAAGGCGAAGAACGTCGCCCTCAGTCACGTTCAGGTCGGCTGCAGTCGATGTCAGCGACAGGCTTCGCGGCGTGTTTGCGGTCATTGCCGATCCGCCGGTCGCCTTAGTCGTGTTCGCATCGGTCGCGGCCAGAAGGGCGGCCGTGCCGGTCGCGTCAGCTCCGAGATTGGTGATCGAGAATGTCAAATAGTTCGTATCGTGTGCCGCGAGTCCTGACAGCGAATTGATCTTGGCGGCCGTCACCTTGCCGGTTTTGGGCACGATGATGTATTCGTCAGTCGTTGAGGTTGTGGCGATCGAGGTCGTGCCCGCCGTGGTCTTTTTTACCCATCTGCTCATGATTTTTTATTTCTCCTTTTTAGCTGTCGGCTTTTCGGCTTCGGGTTTCGATCCTTCAGCCGTTGACGGCCCGGCAGCGTCCGCCGGTTCCTGCGGTTCTTTGGTTTCGGGTTGCGGTGCCGCTGTTTCCTCGGCCTTCTTGATCTTGATCGAGGATTCGTTACGGCCGGTTACTCGGCGTATGGCCTGCGGTTCGCCCGTTGCGACGAGCAGATCGGCAATGCCATAGCGTTGGGATACTCGCGGATCTACAAAGCACCCCTTGACTGCGATCTGAAAGGCAAACTCGGACGGGTCGTCCGTGATCTTGCCGTTTTTATCTGCGTATATGTCTCGTTCCGAGATCATTGAAAAACTCCTTAAAAAGGGCGGGAATAAACCCGCCCGTTGCTTACGAAGCGTTGATAACGCGGCAGAATGCCAGCGGACGATAGACCGCCAACGCGAGACGCTGCTCGACGCGGATCGTGGTCAGGTTCATGATGAAATCGTCCTGATCGGTGTTCGTCGATTCGATCGAAAGGCCGTTGCGATAGAAGACCGCACCGCCTAGCTTGAACGCACCGACGATCGGGCCTTTGTTCGACGCACCCGGCGTTGCCAGGTCGATCTCGCTGATCGCGGTCGTCTGCACGACGCGAAGCCCCCAGATGCGGCCCGGATCGCTGTAGTCCTTTCCGTACTGGCCCTCAAAGAAGCCGCCGCCGTAGTACTGCGTGTTGCCGTCCGTGGCGAGGCGAAGCTTCTGATAGTCGTTCGGGTGAATGACGATCGCGTCAGGCTCGAACTGGCCGGTGACGCGGACCTTGGTGATCGCGTTCATGATCGCCTCGGCGAGTTTCACAGCCGTATTGCTCGACATTTCGGCCGTCTGGACGCCCGATGTTCCGAGCAGGCCGGCAATGTTCGGAGCCGTGCCGTTGCCGTTGAGCAACTGGTCGTCAATCTTGGATCGGACCATGAAGGCGAGACGCTGGTCGATGTACGGACGAACCTGAGAGAAATCCTCAAGCGTTTCGTCGGTGACCTTCGTCCAGACAGCGGCCTTGCGGACCGCGACGTCCGTCTCCTCGAGCACGAATGTCGCTTCCGGCTTGTCGCTGTTTTCCTCGGTCATGTCCGCAGCGTTGGTAAATGAGGTTTCCTTCATGTAGCGAACCGTCGGCTGGTCGGTCTGGGCCTGCATGAAAAGATCCGCAACCGTCGGCGGCTGCTGGCCGAGTTCGACGATGCCGGGGACGCGGTCGTAACCGGTCAGCCCGTCGCCGGATCCGCTGTAGGTCGTGCGGAACAACTGGCTCGGAAGAATGTTAGTCTCGACGATAATGCTGCGTTTTTGGCGAGATTTCGGCACGATGGCCTTGTATTCCTCGCTGCGGATGAATGCATTGCCGAGACTGTCCGAATCTGTGGTCACGGCCCTGACACGCGAAACGCTTCGCTCGATCTCTTTCTCGCGAGCACGCTCGTCGTTGATCTTTGCCCGAACGTCGTCAAGTGTGACCGACTGCGATCCGAGCAGCATCTTGCGAGCCATCTCGCCCTTGCCGAACAACTCGGCCCACTCGATGATCTCCTGATCGTTGCGGATCGCTTTGATCTCGGCGGCGTTACGCTCGACGATTTCGGTGTTTGCTTCCTTTGCCGGAGTCTCCGGCTTTTTGATTTCTTCTGACATATTTTTTGCTAACTCCGGTTCTGGAATGGATTTAGAAAATTCGGCGTTGCGGCCGACGCCGACGCTGATGTCGGCAGGGATGGAAACGATCGAAAGCTCGAACGGCTCCCAATCATCGGCTCGATAGAGATCGTTGCCGTTTTCGTTCTCTTCCTCGAGAACAAGCTTGTGGATCGAAAAGCCGACGCTGACGTTTCGGCGGATGCCGTCGATAACGTCCTGATATATCTCTTGCCCGCGGGCCGATTTGGAGAATCGAACTTTAGCCCGGGCCTTGCCATCCTTGGCATCGACTGAAAAGCTCTCGACGACCCCGATGTGATCTCGCGGATCGTGGTCGGCCAGCAATGCGGCACCGCTCGTCAGGCGTTCGGTTCGCATCGCGTCCTTTTCCATCGACAGCTTGACGTCAATGAAATCCCAAAGCTTGTAGGAAAAATGTTCGCAGGGCATGTCCGAAGCGAATGCAAGTTCGACGGTGCGATCGTCTTCGGCGGCAGCAGCACGCTCGACGACGAACGACCGCTTGTGCGTTTCGGCTTGTGCTCGGCGAATAACCTGGTCCCTGGTCATCGTGTCGTTTGGCATAGAAAAAGGCGACGGAATGATCCGACGCCTTAACGGTAGAAAATTTTTGAGAGGGTTATTTTTTTGGGTGGAAAACCTAGCCCCAAAATGCGAAAAAGCCCCGCGTCCGGGGCTCTTTTTTCTCGTTTAGTTGATCAGTTCGATGCCGTGGCCGTTGGTCAGCTCGCGTTTCGGCGGGTCGTCCGCCGCATCGCTGACACCGGTATCATCGGGGTTATCGTCCCCGGCGTCGTCCTCGTCAGGCTCTGCGGGAACCGCAGCCGGTGCGGCCTGTTTGGGGGCGATCGCGAGCGTTATGCCGTACTGGGCGGCTAGTTCGATCTCGGCCTTTCGCTTTTCGAGCAGCTCGATCAGGTCGATCCCCTGCTCATTGAGCACGTCGGTCCAGGTCGTCAGATTGTTCTCGAGACGGGCGATATCGGCGTTGGCGTCCTTCGTCGGGTCGATGTACTTCCAGCCGCGGGCACGCCATGCCGGGTTATGTATCTCGTAATATTCGCGAGCCTTGACTTTCAGGCCGCCGTTGAATATCGCCGACCGAGCCCAGGCGTGAAACACCTCGCGGCAGAAATGCACCGCCATAAAGTCCTGAATGCCCTTCCAGATCTCGCGTGCGTCGTCGAGGCCGACGCGGCTCGATGAGAAATTGACGGCCTCCATATCGCCCGCGAGCAGGAAATAGGGCACACCGAGAGCGGTCGCGACGTCCATCAGACAGGTTTTGACGTATGCCGAGTGGTTCTGAGTCGGCTGCTCGGGCTTGAGCATCGTCATCTTGTACCCGGGCGGCAGGATGTTGACCGACATTCGCCGCGTATCGATGACGGGCGGCTGGGCCGTGCCGTCGTCAGACTCCTCGCCGGTGTATTCCTCGCCGTCAGCCAGTTCCTGCTCGACGTTGTAAAGATTGTGCGTCGCCATACGGGCGACATCCGAGACTCCTCGTTTGTATGATTTGAGATCGTTCTCCTCGATCAGGGCAGCATGGCCCCACGGCAGGCCGCGGACCTGCGTTTCGTCCTCGGTCACTAAAAAGCCGTGGATCATCTCGCTCGCGGGGATGCGTCTGCGTTGCCGATCCCGCCGCTGCGAATAGCCAAACTCATTTGGCGGCGTCAGCCAGTAAGCGACGGGTTTGTCGTTGTCGTCGACCTCGATCGACATGATAACGCGGTTGCCGCCTTGGACGTTCATCTCAAAGGTCTCGTCGAGCCAGTTGACATCCCAGACCTTGAGCGAGAATCCGAACGGATTGTTTGCCTCGACCTTTTGCACCAGAAACTCGCCGTCGCGGGCGAGTTGAGTGACGACAAGACGCTGCACGCCGAGCCAATCGAGCTTGCCGCTGACGGTGCAGGTCTCCTTGTGGCCCCACCTCTTCCACGCCTCAAGCACGCGTCTATTGAGGTCAACATTGAGCGAGCCGTCGCCGCCCCGGGCATTCGGCTGGAGCAGTATCCCTTTGCTGCCGATGACATTGGCGACCGTAAGGCCGAGGAACTTGCGAAAGTGGCCGTGATTGTGGGCGGCCTCGCGTGAGCGTGCCCGCAATGTCGCGAGATCGTTTCTGAGGTCGTAGTTGGCAGTCGTATTCTGCGTCGTCCAGTCGGCGTTGAGACGCGTCACGCGGCCCGCCTGGAATCGTCGCTTATGCCCCGTTTTGGGCGGAAAAATGGCATCATAGAGCCTTACGGCCAGTTTTTTCTTAGTCTTCATCGTACATCCTCACTAAAACCTGCTGCCCAAAGCTCTTGCCCTGACGTGCCCGCTCGCGTGCATTCTCGGCGGCCACGATCCCGGCGAAGTGCTTCTGGGCGTCGAGCAGGTCTTTCATCGACATTCGCTTGACCTTGCGGCTGCCCGCCGGGGTCGTGATCTCGTACTCGAGCTGGTCCTTGGTCGCTTTTTCGCTGATGGCGGCGACGATCGCGTCGAGGGCGATCTTTGCGGGCGAACGCAGTTCGACGGCGGCCTTGGCATCGGCGGTAAAGCCGACGATGACCGTCGCACGTCCCGAGCCGATCATTTTGGTGTTGTCGCTGTCGGCGATCTCGGTGACCCATGACTGCCAATCTACTCGTCCGGCAGGTACGCCCGCCGAGACGGTCTTGGTGATCGCCAGGTCGTGATCATCGCCGTCGGCGGTCGCCGTGACGTTGAATCCCGGCCCCGTCGATGAGCGAAACCGATAGGCGAGCGTCCACTCGGACGCCGGATAGTCGGGCAGCGTCTTGGTCCACTCGATGCGTTCGCCCTGGGTGATGCGTGTCGGTTCTGTCGTTCGTGTCGTGCTCATATATCCTGTCCGTAAAATTCGTTATTGATCACGCGGAATCGAGGCTTTGCCGCCGAAGAGTCGGGCGTCGTGAGTCGGGAGTCGGGAGTCGGGAGTCTGGAGTCTTGAGTCGCAGACTGTTCACTGTCCGCCGCCAAGGGTATCCGCCGCCGGGCGATCTTGTCGTAATTCGGGTTGAGTATCATCCTCGCGGCGGTCGCGTACACGCGGCAGTCGAGGGCCTCGTTTCGCACGCTAGGGCCCACTTTCTCATAGATGTGATACTCGCGGCCCATCTTGAAACGCGGCATCTTTTTCTCGCTGCAGAGCTGGCGGAGATAGTCGGCGTCGTAGGTGTCGTTCGCCGGGAAATGGCAATATCCCGGCCCGGGATCCTCGACCTTGAGAAAATGAAATATCTCGTCCTTGATAGTGTCCGTGCCGAGGCTGAAAAGCCGTACTTTCGGATTTTTGCCGACCATTTTGGGCTTTGAGACGGCGGGATTGCCGGGCACCGACGAGCCTTTGATAGCGAACCACCGGTGATCGCGGTTGGCATGTGCGAACTTATACACCATCTGCGTGTGGTGCCCGCCCGAGTCGATGCAGGCGGCGGCCACGCGATGCGTCGTTCCGACGCCCTCAAAACCGCCCGAGAGCCAGTCGGCGAGCTGTTCCCAGACGTCGAGTGCCGAGGGCGACCCTTCGAAAACGCGATAATCGATCGACCACGATTCATGATCGCGTCCCCAGCCGACGACCTCGCATTCCAGACGGTCGCCCTGGACATCGACGCCGGCGGTGAGGAGTAGAACACCGTCCGGGACCTGGGCCGCGTAATCCTCGCGGTTGAGGCTCAACTCGGCGTAATCGATCCGCTCGTCAGGCCGCCACGGCTCGCCGAGAGCGGTATTGACAAAGACCTGGAGCGTCGTTTGAAACTTTTTGGCGTCGAGAAAGTCGGCGACCATCCTCGCCCAGGGCACAAAAGGCGAGTAAAGCTGGTTGATGCGAAAGCTGGCGACGCCGTTGAAGGGCTGCGAGGCACGCCACGCGCCGCGGGCGAGCATCTCCTCGCGGTCGAATTCCTCGATCGCAAAGCCGCAATCCTCGCACGCATAGACCGGATTGTCGGGATCCTCGCCGAAAATGAGATTTTTCCACTGCAGGGTCTGGAAATGGTCGCACGACGGGCACGGCACATAGAACTCACGCCGGTCGCCGCGTTCGTAATCGTGCGAGATGTCGGCCTCGTCGTCGGCGTTTCGAGGTGACGACACCAAAACGAGCTTTTCCTCGCCGGTGTAGGTCTTTTGGCGGGCTTTTACGAGCTTGACGGCGTCACCCTCGCGTGTGACCTTGTAACCGGCCTTTTCGTCGCAAAACGCGTCGCGGATCGGGCGTGACGAGAGCTGCGACGGCGAGGTCGCCCAGAGGATGTTGAGACGCCCTAAGGGGAACGCCTTGACATGCTGATTATTGTCGCCGCTCGACGATTTTACGAGATACTTGAGCCGCTCGGTCGTCCGTACTGTCGGGTCGAACGACTCCTGCGTCCACGCCCGGGCCTTGTCCTCGGTCTCGGCCATGTAGCACATCTCGCCCGGCCGCACGTCGATAGCGTAGCCGATCATATTCACGATCGCCTCGGAGCCGCCGACCTGCGACGATTTCATAAAGACGATCTCTCGCACGTCCGGATCGCAATAGGCGTCCATGATCTCGGTCAAAAACGGCAGCACGTCGTTACGCCACGGGCCGCGACGAGCACCGCGATCGACGACGCGGTTAAGCTCGGCCCATCGGCTGACAGTAAGCGACGTATCGGGAATTGCCTGCCGAATACCGTCGAAAACTGCTTTTTTTGCTGCGAGTGAGGTCATTTATGGTAAAATCTTTCCAAATGACGGACTACAGAAAACATCCGGTAGATGTTCTCAAAGACTGCTACGAAATGGCGGGCCTTAAACCCAATCCTGAGATTCTCACTGAGATGCGTGCATACTGTGACGAACCTGTCGAATTCACGGTGGAGCCTATTGGCGAAACCGGATACCGTATGCTTTTCCCCGAGTCACTTTCTCTTTCAAATAATGATTCCATCGTCATCGATTACTCCGATTTCGAACCGACTGCCGTTAAAGTCGTGCGATCTAAAGTCACTTAAGCATTCCCTCCGGGTCTTTTCTCAACATCTGAAACACCCGCTCGACCTCGTTGCGGAGTATTTTGCTCGTCTCGGCGGCGGACCTTGCCTTTGCGAGCTTTGCCGCGAGGCGTTTGGGCATCTGCGTGGCCATCTCGGCGTACATTTTGGCCATGATCGAGGCAAAGAACTCGCGGGCCTCGCTCATTCGCACGGTCTCGCCGGTGATCTGTTCGACCTTGACCTCAGCGAGCCGCGTGCGGGCCTCGGCCTCGCGTAATTTGACGGCGTCGAGCGTCTCGTCGCGTTTTACGATCGCTGCCTTGAGTTCGGGAGTGATGTCATAGAGCTTGCGGTTAGGTTCGACGACGGCGGGCGAGATGCCGGCCTTTTCGAGCCGGTCGGCGACCGTCTGGCGGTGCAAACCGAACCGCATCGCGATCTGCATCTGCGAAAGGCGTTCAAATACCGGCTCGGGCTTGGTTTTGAGGGCTGTTTTGGCCATTTTTAGCATTCGGCTATCGGCTTTCAGCGGTCAGTCTGAGTGCTGACCGCCGATCGCTGACGGCTATCTCATCGTTCGCAGTGCCTGGGCGATGCTGTCGTTGATGTTCTTTCGCAGTTTGCGGTCGACCGTCTTGCGGATCGGTTCGTAAAAAGTGCTCTGCTTGCGGATCTTGACCCGACGTTCGAGGCCGTAAAGTATGCGTATCCCCTTGTTTTTGCCCCGCGTGACACGCTCGGCGAGCACCGGGCCGCGTCTCGTCTGCATAACGAACGCCTTGGCACCCAATCCGCGTGGCCGCTGGCCGCGTGGGATGATCATTCGCTTGGTCCGGCGGACGTTCTCGGTCGGCACGGCGAGGTTTTTGCCCCGCGGCGTCTTGTCGCTGCCGGTCTCGTGCGGTTCGAGCCAGTCGGCGGCCGTCTTGACCTCGCTCTGCAGCTTGGCGGGCGTCGCGGGCGTTATCTTGATGCCGTGACGCATATTCTGCCTGAACCACTGGCCGCGGGTCGTAAATGTGCTCTGGATCGCCTCGATCGACGCCGCCTGGGCGTCCTTGGCGGTCTGTGTCAGGCCGCGTGCGGTCCCGAAGGCGATATTCTTTTTGATCTTCGCGATGTCAGGCTTTTGTGTTATGCGGGCTCTGATCATGGTCTTAGAGAGTTCGGCGGTCAGTCAGCGGTCAGCGTTTTGCCGAATGCTGAAGGCTGACCGCCGAGTGCTTGCGGGCTTTAGCTACCCGCAGTTAATGTCAAATCGTAGGTCGTTTGCAAANTCTAAAATCTCACGTGCCCATTCGACCAGATCTTGTGCACGCTGCCCTCTTGGCTGACTGTTTACCCATAGCTCCAAATTTTTTGGCCGGTTATCGTCCTTTTTGCCGTTTTTGTGATGAACATTCTCATTTGGGAGCAAGTATCTGCCGAGAATTTCTTCCATGACAACACGATGCTCAGCAACATAGCCGCCCTTTCCTTTCGCTCGCGGATGATCCGGACGTTGAACCCGAACATAGCCCTCCGCATTCAAATGCCTGCCGCCTCGCCAATAAGGCCCTTTCGCACCTTTTTGACCATCATAATTGCATTGCCGAGAGCAAAATCGCCCAACATTATTGGGCCGCGGACGGAAAACTGTGCCGCATGTCTCACAAGGCCGTTCCGAAACGTCACGATTAACCCTGGCGGCGTGGATTGAGTCGAGCTGGCATTGCCGTTGACAGTATTTCTGATGAGCCGTTTTTGCTTCATAAACCGTGCTGCACTGCGGACATGTTCGTTCGCCGTAGGTTTTCTTCGCACTTTGTACTGGCCGAACAGGCTCGGGCACCCTCATCGCCGCGTAATGACATTCTCGCGAACAATATTTGAATACCCGAGCCTTGTTTGGTTTGACCCATTTGCTCTTTCCACATTGAGCACATTTTGCTCGAACCTGACTTACTTTTGTCGGCATATATCCTGTCAATTCTCCTTGCGGATATTTTACAGGATACTTACGGAGAGGGCTATCCGCCCGCCGATAAAGTGAGGTCGTAGGTCGTCTGAAGGCTGTCGCTCGACCCGACCAGGGCGATGCCCGTGAACACCGAACGGTCGAGC